CGTCCCTAAATACCTGCGTCGTTTCTCGGTAAGTAACACTTAGGTCTTCAATTCTTAGTTTGTCCGCAGCTACAAATATAAGACTAAAATAAGTCGAACTAGTGCTGCCATTCCAAGAACCAAAAAGGCTTTTTATAGCCCCTACCGTACCCTTCTTCACCCAACCGCTCCAAGTCCACGTCTTGCGATTACCCGCAGAACTTGGAGTTCTGGATAAATAGGCCGAGTCTCCTGACGAAAATCTAAGCGACCTGGATATTTCAAAAGGACCCGCCGCTCCAGCCGTTGTTGCTAGAAACAGCGGACTTGCAGCACCAGGAATACTCATGAAACGTTCAGCAGCGAAGTAACCGTGATGCGCGTTGCGCTCTCGCAATAATAAGCCAATACATCAACAGCAGCAGCCGTTGTCGTCAACGTTACTGCACTTCCGCCAGCAAACTTATACTTCGTGCCCGCATAAGCAAGCGTTCTGCTTCCCGTTCCATCCTGCGTAACCACAATCACCCCAGACTGGCCAGCAGTCACGTTGCTTGGATCGCCAAGTGATCTGTTGCCAGCAAGAGTCACGCTGAAATTGTTACCCAAGCTCATGTCAACAGCAATCGTTGCTGCATCGGTCAATGCAACAGGCGTTCCACGCTGTGCTTTCGTAAAGCTCTGAGCAATGGCAAGACCAGCCAAAGTCGTAGCAGAAGCTGGGATTACGACGGTAACGTCAGCACCTGGATCAGCAACACTCAACGTCAGTTCATGCGCGTCAGGCGTTGCACCCTCAAAGATCAGGCTGCCATTAAACGTAGGGTTGCCAACAAAGGTTGATGTGCTGTCGAACGTTGCAACACCTGTGACATCTAACGTGCCAGGAACATCAACGTTGCTTGTAAATTCAACACCGCTGCCAGCAGTATCAGTCTGTAGAAGTTGACGTGCTGTGCCGTTTGCAAGCTTGCTAACTGCAATCTCAGCCGTGGCACTAACGTCAGCATTGACGATCGTGGCATCAGCAATCATTGCGCTGGTAACTGTCCCCGTATCACCTGTAGTGACTACGTTGCCACTGACATTCGGGAATGTGATCGTGCGATCAGCAGTTGGGTTGGTAACCGTAATTGTGGTTTCGTACTGATCATTTGCAGAGCCTTCAAACGCCAAGACAGCGTTTTGCCCCAACAGCACCGTTCCAGTGAATGTTGGGCCAGCAGCTCCAATCTTTTCAGCATCTAATTCTTGTAATGCAGCCTGCACGTTTGTGGCTGCAATATTTCCAGTCGCTACAACCGAAATATTGGCTGCGGTCTGACCAGCAATAGCGTTAGAAACATCAATTAGCTGGAACGTTGATCCACTACCAAGTGAAATCAACATGTCTGGTGGGGCCAAACTCACGGCAGGCGCATTACCTGAACCCGTTCCAGAGTCACTAACAACCACGTAATAGTTGAGGTTGCCCGTGGCGGGATTCGGCAACGCACCACCAGCCGTAAAGCCAGCAGCAGAACCAGAAGTCGTGACTGATGCAATTAAGTTCGTGTTGGCGTTATACGTTCCAGCGTTAACAAGGTTGCCGCTAATAACCGTGATTGGCAGGAAGGATTCTCCAGTGAAGACATAAAGATCTTCGTTTTTCTCATCAAAGAAGAACTGACCTTTGTAGTCACCAGCCGGGAACGTAACGACGTTATCGGTTGCACCAGCACCACCAAACTTGGTAACAGATTGATCGGCTAGTTTCTCTGCGGTGACAGCATCAGTTGCAAGAATTGCGCTGCCAATTGTTCCGCTAGTTAGCTTTGCTGCAGATATATCTGGGATGTCTGTCGCCGCCAAAGTAGCGCCAGCACTAATGTGCCCTTGGCCGTCAACCGTAACTTTCGTATAAGTTCCAGCTGCAACACCATTGCTGTGATTAATGTTGCCGCTGCCATCAACAGCAAGTCCCGATCCAGGGATAACAGCACCCCTTGAACTACCTGTGGCAACCGGTAAATCTGCTGAAGTAAGAACGCGACCGCCAGTAATTAAGCCTTTGGCGCTATACGTCACCACATGGTGCGTGGTGCTAAGCGTTACGTCGTTATCAACTTCAATGGTGTTGGAATCCATGCGGAGTCCTTCACCGTTAACAACAACACCGCCCTTGGCGCTTGTCGTTGCAACAGGAATATCACTGCCGTCAATTGTTCTGTAAGCAACCGCTCCACCAGCACTGGTTGGGCCTGCTAAAAACTTGTTCGCTGCATCAGTGTCATCCTGTGTTGCAGAAATCTGAACGCTTGAACCTGTGGTGGTGACAACAATGTCAATGAGGCCAACGATGCTGCCAGTGACAGCGTTAATTGAACCAGCGGCCTTAAGACTGATCCATGCGGATCCGTTCCAGCAATACAGATTGCTGTCGTCTGTATCCAAAGCCAGCTGACCTGTAAACGCTCCAGAACTGGGCAGCGTTGTGACTAGGTCAACAGTGGATTTGTTCGCAAGCTTTGCTGCTGTGATCCCGTCATCAGCAACCTTGGCTGTAGTGATCGCAGCATCAGCAACCTTGGCTGTGGCAATACCACCATCAGCAAACAAGATCTTTGCGCCCGGAATTGTGGCGTCAGAGATTAAAGTGACGCCATTGGCGACCAGATCAGCAACCGTAAGCTTTTTGGTTTCAGAATTGTTAACGGCAACGAGTATGTCGCTAGCAATTAAGTCAGCGCCGGGGAGAGCCGGAAGATCGCTAATTTTTAGGTCAGCCATGGGCTCTCGCGTTAGGTGTCACTGCTCTTGCCCAGCTTAGCTGTTGGATCCTGATCCAAGTTAAGGTTATCGCCGCTTTCTTGCTTAATCTTGTCAGGCACCTCAAGGTTCATTTTGAGTTGAATCGCTCCGGTTGTGATGAAATCTGCTGTGATCTGCACAGGCTCACCTGGAGCAAACTGCACCGCGCAAGCTGTTATGACTCCATCAAAGTCATACCAAAGCTCGTCATCGTTCCTTGAGGTGACACCACTGGGGTTATAGCTTTCTGGCTTGATGTAAAATCTAGCGTGAAACTTGCTGCCAATTTTGGTACGCAATATAAGTTGCATAAGATAATTTGGTATTTCTTTTTCAGTGTCTCCGGTGTACTCCCAAAAGCAAGACATCCTGCCTGAGCCGGACATTAAGGTGCTAATTCTGCTGCGAAACTCGTCAGACAACGTTGTTGTGTCAACTGTTTCTCGTTCAGTATTCAGCTCAAAGCCATTAACTTGAGCAAGAATACGATCAACGGTATTCTGCACAATAATGCTTACAGGAAGTGGATTGCTTGGCGCGGCTAATGCAACTGCATTAGCAAGTTCCCCGTTTACTGCGTGAGCAAAAGTGTTATAAAGCCTTATCCCGCCTAGGTCATCGACGTAAATAAACTTTTTTGCGCTAGGGCTTGCATAGCTGTTTATAAAGTCAAGATTACTATTATTAGTGCTTTTAATTCGAATCTGATCACCAGTAACTAGCTGACCTTGCTCAAAACCAAGACTAAAACGCTTTGCCGCAACGTTGACACTAGCGGCATTGATCGTCGAAATTAAACTGCTCTCGTCAGACTGACGCCGCAGTTCAACTTTGCCAAACGTACCAAGGTAGACACTCATGAGATCGTGGCGGTTATCAGTTCTCCCGTTCCAATAAACGAAATTTCAGCCCGTACCAGATCGGCAGTTGCCGCACCCATCGTGGCGCTTGAAATGTAAGCCTTGATCTTGATGTCGTTATTGTCGGCACCGTCCACCCAGCGGAATGTCAAATCAACGGTGTCGCTGCTGGTAACACCAGCCGAATCAGCCTTAACCAGTGCGCTTAACAGGCTTGTGGTGTTGATTGAGTTGCCGTCTTTGTAATAAAGCAAACTGCAACTGCCCGTATAGCCCACAACCCCTGGGACATAACTGCGAACGTTTTCACTAAGCGTTGTGGTTTCCAACGTCTCAAGGTTTGCTTGCACCGAGAAACTTGACACCTTGGCAATGGTCGTGTCAGCGACTTGTAAGACGCCATCTCTGCCGGTATAGACCTTTGACATCAGATCACGCCAATCAGATTCACTGTAACAGTGCTAACCCCAGGCCGCACCTGCGTTAATTGTGGCGCACTTTCGTACCTGTACTTTGCTGCTGTGCCTGATTCAGATGAAACAGTGCCTGCGGGAGTGTTGATCTGACCGCCCATCCCGCTGTGATTAACGCAGTAGTAATACAAGGTTGGGGCGTCCTTAGCGACCTTGATTCGTGTGTACGCTCCAGAACTGCCAGGAGACCCGAAGGTTGTCACGCCTGTTGTGTAAAGAGCACCACTGCCATGAGTGCCATCGCTTGTTGTACTAAGACGTAATGGGTGACCGGAGTTTGACGAGTCAGATTGGCTAAACAAATAAACAGTCCCTTCAGTCAGGGTCAATAACAAGTTGTCTGTTGACGACCCATCAATTCGATATTTGTTAGCGCCACCAGAAGCTACAACTGTCACAACAAGTGTCACAGTCGGAACTGTTGTCGGCTCTGAGCGCAAAGCATCAGTATTTCCGTTCCAACCCCCCAATGAACCGTCAGGCAACGCAAAAGTGCTAAAGGTGCCTTTCGTCTCGTCAAAATGATCAAGGAACAACTCTGCTGAAGCATCGCCAATATTGGCGTAAGACAGTTGCATCTTTACGTTGGTGCGCTCGCTGCCATACAGAATCCTTGTCTCAGCGCCGTTTTGCGCTTTATAAGTTTTGACCGGGTAGTCCCCAGGATCAAAAGCGCGGCTAGTTGGCTCAATTGAAGGGAAAGCCATTAATCGCTTAAGTTCTGATCAGGGATGATTCTGAAATCGCCGCTTTCCATAAGGTGGGCAAGTTTGCTACTCCCATCATCCTTGCAAGGGTGCTCTGATGCAACAATGTCCACAGTGCCCTCCTGCGAGAACGTCAACTGCTCTACAACATAAACGTTTTCAGAGACGCTGGGATTGACCAATGTAAAGACAGAATCATGAAATTTCGACTCTGTAACGATTCCATTGGAAACTGTCATCCTGCCGTCTTGAACTTCTTCTGAATCAGTTTTAAAGAATGAAACGTCATAATCACCGTCATCCAAATGGGTGACACTGGTTACGTGGCCATTCGTAGCAATAGTGCCATTGTTGGCCGAGCTGTAAGGGCTTGATTCTGTAATGACTTTAATAAACGCTCCAGCCTCAAGGTTCAAGCCGTGAACTGTTGTCGAGAAACTAATCGTGTGTGTTACAAGTTCGCGCAAGCCAAGAAAATATTTAGCAACTTTTATGGCGTGCTCTTTTGAAGTGCAAAACTGAGTGAGGTTAAATTGTTCGTGCGGTAAATTTTCGATGTCTAAGTTGATTAGCTTGTCAGCATACGCTTCATTGTTTACTTTAACCTCGACAACTTTTTCTTCTGGAAACTTGTTCTTGGATTCTTGCCTATAGCGAACGTTAGCCTTAAACGGCCTACGCTCTTCTGCTCTTAAATACTCAAGTTTAAATGAGTCTTCTAGTATGTTTCCGGAAGTAAATAACTGTTTAATTTCAACAGCTCCTGTGTTGATACTGCCGTTAGTTTTGCTTGGCACGGCGGGCACTAAAGCAAACTTGCCATCAGCCAGAACGAAGTT